CTCCAGCAAGCCGGAGAACATCATCGGTCTGCGTGAGGGCATCCCCGGCTGGTACTTCGGGGGCTGGGAGTTCCTGCGTCAGTTCTCCCTTGACGCCTGCCCGATCGACTTCCTGATTGGTGACGAGATCCACCGGGCACAGAACAGGAAGTCCGATAGCTTCCTCATGTTCAGCTATGCGGCCAATGCCGTTGCGAGGCGTGGCGGGTGGCGGATGACCCTGTCCGCCACGCCGTACGGGAACCGCCCGGCCGGAGCGTTCGGTGTGGCGCACTCGCTGTGGCCGGATCGGAAGGATCTCAAGTTCCACGCCTTCTGGCCGTTCGTGGAGAACTACGTCGGCAAGGTCTACAACCAGTACGGCGGGGTGTACGAGCCTTCCAAGTCGGAGCGGCTGCCGGGCGGGATCGCCCGCGCCATGCCGTGCTACTGGAGGCACGAGCAGGACTTCGCGTGCTGTGAGTACCACCCGCGTGGCATCCAGGAGGATCTGCCACGCCGGGTCACGCACCAGATCGGCGTCGATCTGTCGGCCACTCAGCGCAAGATCTACGACGAGCTGGAGCGGCGGATGTTCGCGTGGGTGGAGGAGCACGACACCCCGATCCAGACGCACGGCTACCCGCTGGTGCTCGGCACCCGGCTGCGTCAGGTCTGCCTGGCCGTGCCGACGCCGGAGATGGTGCGGTTGCTCAAGTCCAACCCGGACGGGACGCAGGACGAGTCGGAGGTGATGAAGCTCCGGTTCGCGGACGGCTGCACGTCCACCAAGATCGACGCGGTGATGGACATCATGGCCGACGTGCCCGAGGGGGAGCGCGTCCTGATCCTGACGCACTCTGCGGGGATCATCCCCGCCATCGTGGCGCGGCTGGCCAAGGCCAAGGTCCGGGCCGAGGGCTGGTACGGCGCGGTCAACGCCACCAACCGCCAGCGGATCAAGGACAGCTTCATCCAGCACGCACCTCAGAACGGCGGGGATGGAAGCGGGGTGCAGGTGATCGTCGCTCAGATCGGGGCCATCGGTGAGGGTGTCGATGGTCTCCAGTGGGCGTGTTCGACAGAGATCTGGTTCAGCCTTACGAATAACGGGGTTCTCAATACCCAAGCGGCGGGCCGACTGGTACGAGATGGACAAACGCGGGCAGTGAACTCGTATTCATTAGAGGCTCGGGACACTATTGAGATCGACCAGCTTGATTCACTCAATGCGCAAACTGTTCACATGACGACGGCACTGAGGGGGTGACATGGACAACGACCTACTAGAACAACTGTTCTGGCCACACGTTGACATCCAAGGTCCAGGTCGATGCTGGCCGTGGGTTGGTCCAACCAACCAGGAACGTAAAGGACAGAGACGAGGCGTGCTTTGGATCGTAGGGCATGAGCGCGCTATCTACGCACCTCGTGTTCGACTGATGCTGGCGGGATACACGTTGGGACGCTGGGACTTTGCGTGCCATACCTGCGACAACCCACTGTGCGTCAACCTCGAACACCTCTACGTTGGATCGCCGCAATCCAACCGAGATGACGCTAAGGCACGGGGTCGGCTGAACTCCAAGGATGGCCATCCGCCATTCAAACTGACTGTCGAACAGGTGCTGTATATCCGTGAGGAATGTGCCAAGGGAATACGTGGTACGCAGGCCCGTCTAGCTAGGGAGCTGGGCGTCACCCCATCCATGATCACTATGATCAAACAAAGGAAAGCCAGAACAACACTCTGGTCTGAACAGGAGCCAGCATAATGGAATCAACATTCTCAGCGGACATCGCGGAGTACGCCGTCACGCGACTCGGTGAGCCGGTCGAGTTCATCACTATCGGAAACATGGGCTGGTGGGACAACGACGACGACGGGACGGGCAAGGAGATCCCGGCCGAGAAGAAGGGTGTCGCCATGTCCTGGGAAGCCGCACGGGAGTACCTGGACTACAGGTACAGCACCGGATACGGCGGAGTGGATTGTCACGCCATCTACGCCTGGACCGCCAACCACGTCATCCTCGTGGTCCAGTACGACGGCAGCACCCGCCTGGTCTCGGTGCCCCGGAACCCCACCAACGTGATGCCAGAGATACCGGGTGGCTGAGATGGCCATCTACCAACCAAGACAGGAGCCAACCATGACCTACCCCAGCACCATCCACGTACCACCGCCTGTGAAGTACCCGATGCACGGCGGCATGACCGCTGTCGGGACGCTGTCCATCCTTGCCATTGTGATCGGGGTGATCTTCCTGATCATCGGCAACAACGGATCGACGGAGTCCTACTACACCGACGCCAGCACGGCAGCGTGGGGCATCGTCCTCGTCATCACGGGCGCGGTCATGACCTCGTTCTGGGGCATGACGCTCGCCGTGATCTCCGCCATCAGGAGCCGACCATGAGCAAGAAGGGCAAGTCCCTACTCGGCAGGGAACTCGATGAGTACATCGCCGGGCTGGAACTCGAACACCTCCAATGTCGTGACTACAGCCATAGTTGGAGGTCTTACACCGCACGGTGGTACGCCAAGGAACGGTGCTACGAAAGCATTCTCCGGTGCGCCAGGTGCGGCACGCTCCGCATCCGGTACCTGTCCAAGACGGGGGCGCAGCTCCGTGCCCACTACGACTACCCCGAGGGCTACTTGCTCAAGGGTGTCGGACGCCTGACCGGCACCGACCGGGACAAGATCCGGTTGGCCAGCGTCCTCAAGGTGATCGTCCCCGACGCAGCGGACGAGGAGACGGCATGAGGGAAGTCCGCATAGATTCGTTTTGTGATTGGTGCGTCAAGGACGGCAACATCCGGACTCCGTCCGAGCTGACGTTCCACGTCGTCATCAACACCGTGGTGCTCCAGCGTCCTCAGACGCACATGCTCGATGTGTGCGCCGCCCACTACAAGAGCCGCATCCTGGAGTTCGCGGATCTGCTGGAGCAACTGCCGGTCTCCGACCTGGCCGACGAGCCCACGTTCAGCACACCCCCGAGGGTGAAGGCCAAGGCGAGGGGCAAGGCGGAGGAGATCGAGCGGTGCCCGTTCTGCCCGGAGGAGATGCGGCACGCCAGCCTGGTCACGCACCTCTGGAACAAACACTCCGGGCCGGGCAAGCGACCGGACCCACCGAAGAAGTGCCCGGAGTGCGGAGCGGTCATGGTGAACCCCAGCCACATGGGGACGCACCGGGCACAGTCCCACGGTTGGTCCGCGATGGGGGCGGCAATCGCCGCCGCCTATGACTACGCCGCCCGTGTGCCCGAGTAGTACTACCGAACCTGTAGTGGCACCGAGAAGTGGCGTATCCCAACACTTCTCGGTGTCACTACTGCCAATGGCTGACAGCCTTGCGGGCTGTCGGACCAGGGGTATAACGTCAAGACCTTACAGTTCAGAAACCGGAGCCAAGCCATGACACTCACCGACCCCCAGCTCCAGCTCGTCCGCGAGCTGGCCCAAGCCAAGGTCCAGTTGGACCGCGCCACCGACCGCATGGAAGAACTGAAAGCCCGCGCCCGCGACGAGCTGCCCATGGGCAAGCTGGAAGCATTCGAGCACGTCAGCGTGTCCATCACCCCGAGCAAGATCTGGGACAAGACCAAGGCCCGCGAGTCCTGGGGCGACGAGATCTGCACGCTCCAGGTTGATCTCGACAAGGCCCGCGCCGTCATGACCGGCGACCAATTCGCCGCGCTCTACAAGGAAGGGCTGGCGCGAGTAGAGGTCAAGATCACGTGATGGCCAAGCTTCCCGACAATGACGCCCGGATGCTCGCCACGATGATGGGGCTCGGCAACGTCGAGGCCCGAACCTGGGAGGTCGTCAGCCGCAGCGAGACCGCCATCGCCAGCGACGCCTGCCACACCAAGGTCGGCATCCACCTCGAACTGGACGGCTACGAGATCGCCCACGGTCCCGATGGCAGGCTCGTCATCGCTGCCGAGGGGGACCACATCGTCACCCGGCCCGTCCGCGTCGTCATCGACTGCGTCCGATCCATACCGACATGAATGATATCGGCGCGGCCCGCGCCTTCCTGGACGGCGTTGCCTACCTGATGGGCGCTCCCAACCAACGGAGCCATCAGGTCCGGGTCGGGCCGAGTCAGATCGGTGATCCGTGCGACCACTGTCTGGGCAGGGCGATGGCCCACATGGCGTACCCGATGCCGTTCTCCCCGTCCAGCGCCACGCTGCCGACGTGGATCGGCACGGCCATGCACGAGAAGCTGGAGCGGTTGATCGCCCAGCACGTCGGGTCACTGGGCACGTGCCTGCTCGAACACCGCACCGTCTGCGGAGAGATCGCAGGGTACGGCCGGATCAGCGGGAACGTCGATCTGTTCCACGTGCCCACCGGCACCGTTGTTGACTGGAAGGGCAGCAAGAAGGACAAGATCCGGGACTACAAGATGAACGGTTCCGGCCAGCAATACCGTGTTCAGCGCAACCTGTACGGTCTCGGGCTGCACGCCGAGGGCTACGACGTGCGGTCCGTCGCCAACTTCTACATCCCGCGCGACGGGTTCTCCCTCAGCGAGATCTATTACGAGGTAGAGCCTTTCGATCCCGACATCGCACTGCGCGCCCTCGCCAGAGCCACCACCATCTGGAACATGGTGCTCGCCGGAGAACTACCAGATCTGGGATCAGACCCAGAGTGCTTCCACTGCAACTCATTGACGCTGCCTACCGGTGTCCTGATCAAACGTAACGGAGCGAGACGTGACGAAAGCCCAAGCGGCCCAACCGATCCCATCCTTGGAATCTGAACCGCGATTCATCGGGGGTGTCCTCATCCAAAAGGCGCAGGCCCTCAACGAACCCAAGTCGATCATGATCCTGGGCCACCCGAAGCGCGGCAAGTCCACCCTCGGTGCCTCACTGATCGAGGTGCCCGGCTACTCCCGCATCCTGGCCATCGACGTGGATGGGGGGTGTGCTGGATACGCCGACCAGTACCCGAACGTGGACGTGGTGGGCGTGGACTACGGTGACGCCGCCACGGTGAGCAAGATCATCATGGAGCTGGCCGAAGATCCGACCGGTGCGGGCTACGACGGCGTCATGCTCGACACGCTGTCGGTCCTCCAGGACTGGAAGATTGACGAGATCGGGCACGGCCGGAAGCTCGAATGGGACCAGTGGGATCTGGTCGCCAAGTGGACCAACAAGGTGATGTGGCTCCTCCATTCGATGAAGCCGCTCGGGGTCAGCGTCTATCACATCAAGACCGAGAAGGACGAGCTGACCCGTGAGGTGTGGAAGCTGCCGAAGATCCGGGGCAGCGCCAAGGACACCGTCGCCACGGTGCCTGATCTGATCATCGAGATCCGCATCGTGGACACCAAGGACGGCCCGGTCCGGGTGGTGGACTGCGTGCCTCACGAGACCGCCACCACCGGCAACCGCTACGCCTACATGCCGGTGCAGCCCATCAGCGATGCCACCATGTCCGATCTGTTCAGCTACATCCGGCACGAGCGCACCGACGTGCCCACCGCCCCGCTCACGGCAGCCGACCGGTTCGCTGCCGGGTCCGACGCGGAGTAACCAGACCACCGGACCGGCGACCGCTGGTCCGGGTAGGCGGGGAGTGATCCCCAATCATCCAAGGAGGCGACCCCTATGGGGCGCATCATCAAGCTCGGCCCCGGCAACACCATCCCCTCTGACGGGGGCGGTGAGCCGATCCCCGAGGGCAAGTACGACGCCGAGATCTCCAACGTCACCGGGATGGACGGATCGCTCAAGGTCAAGTCCGGTCCCAACGCTGGCGAGGAGATGTGGCGGGTCCAGTTCAAGATCACCTCGGGTGATCAGACGGGCCGTCCCGCGAGCCGTCACATCATGCTGTTCGAGGGCAAGGAGGGCAAGGCGCTCATCGGCTACGCCCAGCTCGCCAAGGCGGTCGGACAGCCGATCGACTCCAAGGCCACCGAGTTCGAGTTGCTGGACGAGAAGGATGTCGTCGGCAAGCCGGTGCAGATCATCATCAAGCACGGCACGTACCACGATCCGGCGACCAACGAGGATCGCATCACCTACAACGTGGACCGCATCCTCCCACCGGCCAACGGTGGCACTGTCCCGGCCATCAAGGGCAGTGGCAAGCGCGTAGCGCTGTAGTTCGCAGACCGGTCCCGCTGGCTTCCTCAGCAGCGGGACCGGTTCTGTTATCTGAGCACACCCCCAGCATCGAGAGGAGGGCGGGGTGGCAGAGGGAGCGGACTACACCGAGTTCGTCGGAGCGCTGCTGGGGGAGGGCTATATCGGCTGGCTGTGCTTCGGTCGCATCCGGCCGGGTCAGACGGCTCAGACCCCGGACTTCAAGGTTGATGTTCAGGACTGGTTCCAGTGGCCGTATGAGGAACCGGCGATCAACGAGTTCATCCAGGCCCACCTCGCTGATGATCTCTACATGTCCCCGATGCTGTTCGACACCAAGCGTCGGGTCAAGGACAACGTCAGCTATACGCCGGTCCTGTGGGTGGATGTCGATACCGCTGACCCGGAGCTGTTCGCGTTGGAGCCGACCATCCTGGTGGAGACATCGCCCGGCAGGTATCAGGCGTACTGGCTCCTGAGTGACACGGTGCAGCCGATGTGGGCCGAGAGCATGTCGCGGCGCATCACCTACACACAGCGCGCCAAGGGCAGCGACACAGGCTGGTCTCTGGGCAAGTTCCTGCGGGTGCCGGGCACCACCAACAACAAGTACAAGGAACCCTTCACCGTCCAGATGCTGGTGAAGGGTGAGGTCTACAGCGCCGACGACATCATCCACGCCTTCGGTGCCGTCGATGTCTCGGCGCTCGCGGGCATGAACCGCGAGATGCCGAAGGTCATGCCCGACCGCACGCTGGTGCTGGCCAAGGTGCCGCTGGAGTACCAGATCCAGAACGCGATGACGGTCTCACCGGATGACAACGCCGACTGGAGCAAGAAACTGTTCTGGCTGGAGTGTGAGCTGTTCCGTTACAAGCTCACCGCACCCGAGGTGTTCGTCGCGGTCAGGGGGTGTGCTTGTGATAAGTACGAGCGCGACCGCCGACCGGAGATCGACCTATGGGTGGATGTCCTGCGCGCCGAGGCGTCGGTGGCGCAGCAGATGCTCACGGGTATCGAGCCCGCGCTTGAGAACGAGATCTTCGAGTTCGAGGCCCCCCGGTTCGTCACCGTGGCGGAACGTGACAGCGTGGACACCACGTTCATCGACCGATACGTGGAGTGGGCAGCCGGAAAGACCAGAGCTGACAAGGGTTATCACGAGTTCAGTGCGATGGCGATCCTGTCCACGGTGCTCGGTGACTTCGGCTATGCCATCCCCAAGTTCGGCAGGCTCCAGCTCAACATGTGGTTCATGATCATGGGTGTCACCACTCGGACGTACAAGACCACGGCCAAGCGGCTGATGCTGGATGTTCTCCGGCTGATCCGCACCGACAACTATGACTACGATCTCGGATCTGATGCCACTGCCGAAGGTCTCATCTCCGAGATGGCGGACCGCCCCGACCGTTCCGTGCTGTTCCACCGTGATGAGGTGGATGCCCTGTTCGACGCCTCCAAGGGTGGCAAGGGATACATGGGCGGGTTCCTTGAGTTCCTGACGGAAGCGTTTGACGGCTACATGCGAGGCAAGATCCGGTCCACCGGGTCACAGAAACGCACCGAGGAAGTGGCGGTGGCGTTCAATGCCTACTTCGCTGGTGTTCCCGACAAGATCGGAATGGTCCTGACTCCGGAGGATTTCGCGTCCGGGTTCATGGTGCGATTCCTGTTCTGCATCGGCAAGCCCGAGCCCGCATCCGACACGATGAACCACCACGAGCAACAAGTGGTGGATGCCCAGTCACGGCCCAATGACACCGCCTATCTTGCGCTGTGTCAGTCGCTGTTGGACGCCCGTAACTACTGGGCGCAGCGTGCCTCACCCGACAATAAGACACCGATCATCCTGGACCAGCCTGCCTTGGATCGGATGAATCAGTTCATCACTGAGATGGACAAGATCATCGCCAAGAGTAAGTACCCCGAGGTGGTCGAGGCCGGAGCGAAGCGTATGACGATCGCTGTATGGAAGCTGTCTTGCCTTGTCGCCATGATGTCCCGGCGCTCGGTCGTCAGTCTTACAGACATGCTGACGGCCATCATCTACGCCGAGCGTTGGTATCTCGGACTCAACCAAGTCATCGCCATCGTCGGCCGCAATGCATTCGCTGCCCAGGTCATGGAAATCTGCACCTGGGTATCGGACAATGGCCCGGTCTCCTATGCACAGTTGGTGCGTAGGTTCTCGAACTACACACCCCGACAATGGGATGACGTTTATCGGTCGGCCATTGATCAACAACGCATCAAGGAGGATCGCGTTGGTAATGCGAGGATGGTGACAGCGTTATGACCTGGTCTCCCAGTATTCCCGATACCGAAGTCGGGCGTATCGAACTGCTGAACTGGCTGTGTCAGGCACACCACGACATGGAAACGGCACCGTACCCATCTGCGGGTAGGGCAACGCTACCCAAGATCGCCAGCATGGGGGTGCTGTCGGTCCATCAACTGTCACTGCTCTACGGATATGCCCGGCCGTACATGTACGAGAAGCTGCGGGCGCTGGAGATACCGATACCCGACAAGGATTACCAGGGGTGGGTCGATCCACGGGGATTCGAGAAGATGAAGATCCTTGTCATGGCCTGCACCAATCGCAGACCCATACCCAAGGAAGTACTGGAAGCCATGCCCAAATGCGGACGCCGAGGGGTCGTGCGTTACTTGACCGGCTACGACTACATGACCGGAGAACTCTCATAGGAGCCACCATGGAACTGCAAATCGTGAGCGACTACCCGCTCATAGACGATGTCTGGCAGGTGATCATCGACACCTGCCGCCGTTACCCGTCCATCACCGGCATCCAGGAGATCACCGCTGCTGACGACATCGACGTGGACCGACCCCTGCTAGTGCTGGGCAGACCCGAACGGGCCGCAGGACTGACGCCCACCGCTCGGATGCCGCTGTCCGTGAAGCAGATCCTGGGGACCAGTGGCGGCGGCACCAAGCTGGACCACGCCATCCGACTGATCGCCAACCCGCTTGCCGAGGTCCAACGGGTGACCCTGAGCACACCCCCGAGGTGGCGCGATGAGGTGATCGCCGTGGACATCGAGGTCTCCGGGGACATCCAGGTGGACGAGCCCGAGGACACCGAACTGCTCTCGGTTTCTGTGGCCCGTCAGTCCAGCCCCACCACGATCGAGACGTACGCCTTCACTCAGGAGGCCCTGAGATCGCCGGAGACGCGCCAGACCCTCATCTGGCTGGTCAGCGCCAACCGCACGATCTGGCACAACGGCAAGTTCGACTGCCGCTGGCTGATCCCGTACCTCGGGCGGACCATCTACCCGGACCACGACACCATGCTCATGCACGCCTGCCTGTACCCGGCAGCGGGTGAGAACTCCCTCAAGGATCTCGCCAAGCGAATGTTCAACGCGCCGGATTGGGAAGCGGATGTCAAGAAATACACGCGGAGCAAGGCGCACTACGAGCGCATCCCGCAAGACGTACTGGTGGACTACAACCAATGGGATGTCTACTGGACGATCCGGCTGTTCGACAGACTGTGGGATGAACTTGACTACCATGCGCCAGCTAAGGCGCTGTACTACAAACACGTACTCCCCGCCTCGCACATGTTGCAGGACGTAGAGCAATACGGGATGCCGGTGGACACCGAGTACGGTGAACTGCTGTCCGAAGAACTGGGGATCGAGATCTCCCGGATCACCGACGATTTGCGCGATCTCGTTCACAGCGACACCTTCAACCCCGGATCGACGCAACAGATCCAGCAGATCCTCACCAACCGCTGGGGCTACACACTCAGCAGCACCGACGAGAAGTCCCTCGCCACGCTGCGACTGACCCAGATCCCTGATGATCTTGAGACGTTCTGCGGGGGTGTGCTCGATTACCGGTCGCTCTCCAAGATCCGGGGCACGTACCTCACCGGGATCTTGAGCAAGGTCCGCGACGGTCGGGTCCACCCGACGTTCCTCCTGCACGGCACCAGCACCGGCCGGTTGTCCTCGCGTAAGCCCAACGCCCAGAACCTCAAGAACGACGAGGAGGGCAGGCCGTCCGTCAAGCGGATGTTCCATGCCCGGCCGGGCCGGGCCATCGTCGGGGTGGACTACGCACAGGCTGAGCTACGTGTCATGGCCGAGCTGTCCGGTGATGAGCTGATGATCGCTGATCTCCAGGCCGATGCTCCGGACTTCTTCGACAACATGCTGCCGTCCGTGTTCCCTGACGTGGACTTCACCCTGCTGACCAAGGAACAGCGCAAGCCCTACCGGCTCCGCCTCAAGCGGGTGGTGTACGGCACCAGCTACGGTCTGACCGCGCCCAGTGTGGCCACCCTGTTGACGCTGGAGGGCACGCCGACCACAGCAGCGGAGGCGGCGTTCATCCAGAACGGCTACCTCGGCAGGTATCCCGGACTCCGGGCGTGGCGGGCCAGCATTGGCGAGCGGGTGGTTGCCGGGGATGATCTGATCACGCCGTTCGGTCGCCGGTTCCAACAGGACACGGTGACCGCTGGCTACTGGCGGCGCATCCAGAACCAGGCGTTGGCCTTCACCCCGCAATCCATTGCCAGTGACATCTGCGTCACAGCAGCGATCGCACTGCACCCGTTGCTGTTGACAATGGACGCGCACATCATTGTGCTGGTGCATGATCAGATCTGTGCGGAATGCCCCGAAGAAGATGCACAAGAAGTGGCCGACTTGATAGCCGAGAACATGCGTGAAGCAGCGCGGCTCTACTTCACCCGCACTCCCTTCCTTTGCGACGGACATTTCGGTGCTCATCTTGCCCAAGTCTGAGATGCCGCAGTCGATCTTGTCCATTGATCCCGGCCCTCACACCGGGTGGGTCGAGTTCGCCATCTCGGCAGACAGTGCGGCCGAGATCTATGCACATGGGCTGGTGTATCCCTCGGACTACTCCACGATCGCCACGATCTACCGGAGCTTCCTCCACTCAGCACACCCCCCGACACTGGTGATCTGCGAGAAGTGGATCGACATCCCCTACATCGACCACGCCACGGCCAGTGAGGTGGTCCAGCAGCAGATCGGGGTGATCCGGCAGCTCACCCAGGACGGGGGTGTGCCCCTCGTCCTGGCCCCGCCGCAGGCCCGGACGCAGATCACCCCGGAGACGCTGTACGCCTCCGGGTACCGCATGGAGGGACGGGACTACGACCACGTCCGCCAGGCCACCAGACACGGTCTAGCATGGCTGGTCGATCACCGCCACAGGCCGACCATCGACCGGCTGTACCCCCGGAACTAGCCCGGCCGCTCATACCGGGCCGGGCTAGTTCACCCAGGGAGGATCAGATGCGGATTGAGCGGTATCCAGGTGGAGGTTCCACGTTTCCAGATCGTATGAGGTAGTGCGTAGTAGACGCAGATCTTGTGGCTGGAGGTTTCAAAGGTCAGCTTCGATCCACTTATCGTCGCCGGTACGGTGAACACGTTGCTGACAATGGTGACGGTAGCTCCAGAGGTTTGTGTCCATGTTCCGGTGGGCAGCGTTATCACGGTGAATGGTTCGACCGGCAACTCCGCGATAACAGTGACTTCTGAGACCTGAACCGTGCTTGGGATATGTGTTGCAGCGACTGTAACTACAGAGACCTGAACGGTAGAGGTCATGATGGGATCAATCTGATGTTCAGGTTGGCCCGGTCAGTGATCGCAGCATTCTCACCTGTTGTCAAGGACACAGGCACGTCAGTGAACGTGGTGGTCAGCAGAGAGGTCGGGCCGGTGGAAATGGTAGTAGTTCCCTGCATGAGCACCGCTGCGACGTGTCTGGTACCAGACAGGGTCCGTGCCTTGATCTTGAAAGTGACTGCGCCCAGGTCCAACAGCTCTGCGATGTGGACCGTGATGTAGTCGGCTGTTGTCGGAGCATCTTTCGACTCGATGTAGGTCGAGTCGCTGCCATCGCTCAACGCTGTGGGGATGTCCGCTGCGCCGCCCACATTCGTCCACGCGCCAGGGTTGTCGATCACCGTAGCTGGATGCGATGCAGTACCCAGTACAGCGATCTGGAGCGTGTCGTTGCCCGAGGCACCGAGATCATCGGTGGCTGTCGAGGTCCAGATGTAGAAGCCGGGGTCCGTCAACGTTGCTGTCTGCTGGAGCGCAGCGTTCGCTGTACCGATGCCGGTCGGGTAGGTCGCCACGTTGGTCAGCGTGGGCGTGGAGGTTCCAGACGGGACCGACGTGAACGCCCCCACCAAGGTGGCTATCGTGCCATCAGAATCGTTAGCAGCCGATGTGACCGTTACTAGGGAACCAGCAGACACTGACTGGTCGATTCCGGCGAGCACCGTAGGGGCGACGTTCCCGACCGGCCCGACCGCCGTCATCGTGCCGGTGACCGTCTTGATGTCATCGAACGTCACGTCGATGGTGACGGAGTCATTGTTGCCGAGCTGAGTACGGATGATCGTGGTTCCGGCTCCGGCATTCACCGCCGCACCCGAAGCGTAGGACTGGATCGCCGTCGTAGAGTCCCCGGCGAACAATTGCATGTTGATGGTGCCGTCAGTGGTGGTCGTGCCAGTGTTGATCTGCAACTCGCAGCGGTACAGCGTGGCGGCGGTCAGGGCCGCAGTGGTGGTGAACTTCGTAGATCCGGCAGCATCCTGCACCACGAACTTGTTGCTGCCGTCGATGCCCACTTTTGTTACTGACGCGAATGCGGAGTTTACCAGCGCGTACAGAGTACGGGACGCGATCAGGGTATTCATCGTGAAATATACCCTGGTGGCGATTGTGGTAGTTCCTGTGTACGCCCAATACGCCCGCCATCCAGCGGCGGTCCCTTGGTTGCAACGCCACCCGGTGGAGCCGTGCGCAACGCCTACGTTGGAGTATGTCCAGACGCTGGAAGCTGGAGTGACGTTGGCGAGTGCGTCACCCCCGGTGTTGGAGTTGGCGGTCGTCAGAGTTGTACCGGACGCCGTGCCTTCGCAAGTGTTCTGGATGATTGTCATGGCGTGTGCGCTCCTGAGTTGAACATCCAGGCTTTGGTGGTACCGAACACGCTGGGTGCTTTGAGTGGCTGTCCACGCCATGCAATTGGTGTGTCGGACTCATCGGAGTAGACATTATTGAGTTCCGTCAATGACCAGATGGTCGTCGGGTCGATACGCATCTGCGTATAGACACCAAACTCCTGGCTCTGATTAGGCGTGAACCGGTTGCTACTAATGTACGCGGAGTTTCCAGTGTAGGTGTTCTGCGTGAGATGGATACCACAGGCCCCGTACTCGAACCAGTTACGTTGAATAGTAATGGACACGTTATTGAACGCCGGGTCACTGATGATGCCGTGACAGTTGGGCCAGACTTGCTCTGCGGTGGGTGACGGGTTGGCGGTGGAGTTCATGCCAGTCAGAGTTGAGAACTTCATGACACAACGATTGCCGTCGATCATGTGGTTGATCCCACCGCGTATCTGAACACCATCATTATGGGACCAATACGGATGCGCAGCGTTCCCCGACTGGTCTGCGTCGTCGGTACGGAACCCTGGATCGTGGACATAGTTGCCCATCACGGTATGAGTACCGGACGTGAGATACACCCCGTCATTGACATTGCTGATGTTATTTCGTTGGACAGTAGCGGTTCCACCAGTCAGTTTGACCCCAACGACATACCAGATTGAGTTATTAGCGCTTGTCGTGTCATCGTATTGTGTTAGCTCACAGTTCTCAATGAGCACGTTGTTGCCATTAGAGAGGATCAATGCGTCAGTCGTGAACGACGTAATGGTGTGAGACACCACTTTGCAGTTGCGAATGACCACATTATCCGCACCGATGTTGACCAGACCACGGATCAGGTACCCGTCGATGACGGTACCGGGTGTGGTGATCGTCCAGTTGCCGTTGTGGATAAGAAGGTCAGTGTTGGTCAAACCACTGACAGCCAATCCCGTATTGGTGTCATCAGGCTTGGAAGTACCGATGATGAAAGGGGGTACTCCGGGAGGACGCGGCTTTCGCTGAGGCGCAACCCAGTTGGTGCCATCGAACTTCCAGAGCTGTCCAGCCATCACATAGCCTGCAACCAGAGATCATTGACCTTCGGGCTCGGAGGTGCATCCGGCCCTACCCACACGGACAAACCGGTGGGGTTGATGTCCGACCCGTAACTGGTACCTCCTTCGATGTTGAACATCCCCAGCCCGGCAGGCATGAAGGCAGTGGCTATGCGTGTACTCGAATCGAGCGGGGTGACACCACTGGCAGCACCCTTCTCCGTCGTCGGGATGGCTCCGACAGCAGCGGCGGTGGACGGGATCGTTGGCTTGCCGGAGAGGTCGGCATAGGCACCCGACGTGGCAACCGTGGCAAACGTCGGCTTGCCGGTGATGGAGGTCCACGATGTGGCAACCGTGCCCGGCCCCCAGACCGGGCCAGCTCCGGTAACCACCAATGCCTGACCGGTGGTCGCACCCGCAGTGGTCACATCCGTCAGACCGGCCAGAGTGGTGGACCCACCACCTCCCGTGACCGGCGTACCAGCGGCGTTGATGACCTGACCGCTGCTGTTCAGCCCGGCCAGACCACCCGGCTTGCTGCGCATGTACACCGGGTCCGGTGTGTCCGGTGCGATGGACGACACAACCACCAGATTGAGGTTGATCCCACCCGGCAGATCGGACAGCTTCGGCTGGATGTAGTAGTTCTGGCCGGACCCGTCGCTGAGCTGTTCCTCAACGAAGATCTGCCAGCCGGTCTGCATGATGTCCGGATCGTCGGACGCCGGGAACGACGTGGTGATCGACCCGGCTCCGAGGCCGGTACTCGCCAACGACACGATCAACTTGCCGCCACGCGGATAGATGGCCGTACCATCCGTCCGGTTGACCCGTTCTGTCAGCGTGAACTGGATCTTGCCGCTCTTGGGTGTGTTGTCCAGGTTCAGCCACGTTCCGACGATCGGAACCTGATCCCATCCCGTTGTCGGATTCGTCATGGTGCGGGCCTCCCGATGGCCTGAGAGCCATCACTCTCCTTGGTGACCGTACCGATCACCTTGACGCGCTGCGGCCGGTTGGCCAGGGCCAGCCCGCCACCAACAAGCCCGAGCGCGCACGCAGCGATGTACAGCCACTGCGGCGCTTCCTCCTTGGTGATGAACCCGAGGACTCCCAGGATGATGATCCCGATCACCACGATGCAGTACGTGATGATCCGTGCCGTGGGTGACAGCAGCTTGTCGTCCACAGCGGTGAACTCCTGCGGGACCGCCTTGATGTCCGACTGGAGGTTGGGGTCAGGCTGGTTGGTCACTTCTTCTTGGCTCCGCCGTAGCTGATCATCGCGGCGCTGTGGGTACTGGACGTGGCCGGTGTCCCCGACTTGCCCTTGCCCTTCTGACCACCGGCCGTGCCGGAGGAGATCATTGAGGCACCGTGCGTACTGGACGCAGGCTTGGTGCCGTCCTTGATCCCGCCCGTGGACCTCACCGACTTGTCAGTGGTGACCCTGCCGCCAAGACCCTTACCCTTTGCCATGTCACGCCTTCTTCTTGTGTTCGTTGGCATAGATGGCCCTGACGGATGCCTGAGCCTTGGCCTTTGTTGCGTGGTGCGACTTCACTTTGCCGGTCTGCTTACTGACCACGACGTACTTGCTGCCCGACTTGCGGACGTTGTACGGCATGAGCACACCCCCCTACTTGGACTTACCTGTCAGCTCGTTGGTGTTGTCCGAGGCGACTGCCGCCCAGTTCCCGAGCTTCGGCAGGAAGTTCTGGAAGGACACGTTGACCGGCTGGCCGGTAGCCGGATCGGTGAACGCCAGCACCGCCGTCCCGTACATCTTCTTGACCACGGCGTTGGCGATGGCGTCGATCTCTTGTGGGGTCACGGGCTCCTCCGGGGGTGTGCTTCCACTGCTCTGGCCAAGGATGGACTTGGCTTTGTTGATCGCCGTCGCCACATCTGATGGCTTGCGACAGAACCCGTAGTGCATGGCGTCGTACTTCTGGCCCTGGTACCGGCCACCCCAGAAAAGGAACAGCGACTCGAAGTCGGCCACCATGCCGGGCGGCATGTTGCTGGTGAACGTGTAGCTGTACGGGTTGTACGGCGCATTGATGTCCACCGACAGCGCACCCGAGTGGCCGGAGGCCCGCTGCGTCCCGGAGACTGCACGGTTGGCATAGCCCCATGGACCCCATGGCTTGCCGTCACTGGGACCGATCGAGTAGATCGGGTACTTCCACTTCTTGTCCGCGATCTCGAACGCCAACTGCCACAGCGGCACCAGCTCTTTCCGCATGGTGACGGCGAGCACCTGACCGTTGGTCTGGTTGGTGTAGTTGGTTCGGGCCAGCAGTGAGGACGGCACGCCATCCGGCCACTTGAAGTTCCCCCAGGCAGCAAAGTCCCCGTTCGCGGGGTAACCCGCGTTCGGATTGGTGTTGCCGTAGGCCGACTGGGGGTACGAGGTCATACGTGCGGCCTCCTAAGAATGGCCAGCAGAAGCCAGATGATGAACAGCACCCCGGCTACCGCCCAGATCCACTGGTTGACAGTGGTGATGTTCATGCCCCGTCATCTTCCTCCGGCTCATCGTCGGGGTCATCCACCGACTTCGCGCCAGCAACGCCACCGGACTCGGGTTCCGGAGCAGCTTCCTCGGCGGCAGCCTCCTCCTTGGCGGCGATCACGTCCTCGATGTTGAAGATCGGTTCGGTGGTGTCGTCGTCACTGGGCTGGGGCGCTGCGATCTTTGACATGGTGCCGCCTTCCTCGGGTGTGTGCTCGGATTGTCTCACGGGTTGGTGCCTGCGTCTCGGCCCATCGCATCGAGCCTGCGCTCGACGGCCTTGGCCGCATTCTTGGCCCCGAGAGCGTTCCCGGTGGCGAACAGGGCCAGGACTCCGGCCCAGATCCCACTGATGAACTGGACGTACTCGGTCAGCGAATGATTGGTCAGGATCAGGATGACGGCTGCGCCGATCACGAACAGCGCAAAGATCATGATTGTGATGACGAGCCAGGGCGGGTACTTCTCCGCGAAGGTCGGTTCCGTTACATCAGACTCATCCATTATGTCGTCCCGAATTGAACCTCGCCGTACATGACCGATCCGCTGGCAAGTGCGAAAGGCAAGACGCTGGTGACGGCTGAGACCGTGTTGAACGCGGTTGGCACGTACAGCCTCAGCGACCCGCTCAGGATGCCCCACTGACCCTGTACCCGGTTGCTGCCCTGCTGCAACGAGCCATTCCCGATGCCCGCGATGGCACCGGACCCACCATAGCCAGCGAGCCAGTTGGCACCGACCGGCACGGGCACGGAGATCGAATAGGCACCGGACCCGGTGCCGGTTCCGATGGTGGCGGAGAACGTGAAGGAGCAGACCCCCGCCGTGACCGAGTACCGGCCCGTGGTGGTCTGCCCGGTCGGGTTGGTGGTCGCTGCCGTCAGGTTCGGGGTGTAGGTGGTCGGCATCACGTCAGCCCCGGAGACGATCAACTTCCACGTCGAGTTGGCCGACGTGCCGAGCGTCCGCATCCACATCGACGGGTTACCGGTTGCCAGTCCGACGAAGTATTGGACGGCCAATCCAGCGGACGTGACAATGGTGTAAACCGTCGCCGTCCTGTTCTCCGGATAGCCACCATCAGAGGTCGCCTGCGTCAACGTCAGGGCGAACATCGACAGACCTGTCGGGTACGCTCCGGCGAACGAGGTCGTCGGTACCGGGTTGGGCATCAGTGTGTTGACACCGGCAATGGCGTCAATGACCTGCCACGCACCGGCCTGGTGGACATACCAGATACCCGCGTCATAGTTGGCACCGACGACGCACATCTTGAACGGCACTGAGGCGTACGCAGCATCACGCGCCGCCGTCGTGGCGAACAGGCGCACGCCCAGCACGGTTTCGACGGACTGGGCCATCGTGCTGAACACGTTCTCGATGGGCGTGATCGGATCGGTCGGACCGGGGTACCAGATACCGGATGCAGTGACTGCCATTACCGCGCCTCCAACGCCTCTATGCGAGCGCGGAGTTCCGCAATCTCGGTCTGTTGTTCCTGATATGCCTGCACCAGTGGAACCACCAATGTCGCATAGTGGATCGACTCCGCAATCTTGTTACCTTCCTCATCAGTGACGTAGTCAACGTACAACTCGCCACCCGCAACATCAGCGAAATCCTCTGCGATGAATCCGATGTGGTCCGGAGCATCCTGTCCGAGTTCCCGAACCTCGGACTTGTCCTTGTAGAGCACGGCACGGAGTTGACTGAGCACACCCCCTGCGCTGGGAGCCAGGCGAATCCTGGTCTTGTACTTCCGGGACGACACGGACCGCAGAAGCGCCCCGGTTGACGGGTCGATGTAGGCATTGGCTGCACTCGCCGTGGTATTGACCGGGGGAACAGCAACAGCGACGGCTTGGGTGAAATCCACGTTCGCACCGCCGACGACGGCGAAGATACCGGGGACATACAACTGCATGTTGCTGTTGCAGTTGAGCTGTATCCGCCCCGCCGAATACATGTACATACCGTTGCCGTCGATCTGCAACCAACTACCCGCCGCGAACAACTGGGCGAATCCACCATTAGGCTGGCTGAGGTTCAAGTAGTTATTGGTGTTGCTGTCATACACCCCGGCGTACATGTACATCCCCAACCCAGGGTTTGCGTTGGGGACGTAGACACCACCCTCCACAGCATTGTTCGTAGGGTCGAAGAACTGCACGAGGGTGCCGTCCGCCAGGATGGCCGGGTCCGCACGCGCCACACTCCAGATCGGAATGCCCCCCGGACCGACGACAGTGACCGGCGCGAAGAACTTGTTGCCGCCAGTCTTGGCCGGGGGTGTGCTGACGTTGGCGAACTGGGCCTGCATCTGCCGGATCGCGGCGGTCACCTTGCGAACCCAGTCGGACATGCCGACTGGGATCTGCGTCAGGTCCGGGACGATGGGCTGCGTCACTGGTAGATCCCGGTCAGGATCGGGCGGGCATCGAAGTCAGCGATCTTCGGTGAGGCCAGTCCGGTCAGGCTGTTGACCGCCGTGTCGAACTGGGCGCACGTCATGCCCGCATAGGCCACGTTGAAGTCCGTCGCCGTGGTGAACTCGTTGGCCGTCACCGACACGGTGCGTGAGTCGGGCACCCAGGTGAGTTGCGTCGGACGCCAGTAGTGCCCGTCCTGGTAGAAGCGTGCCGTGCAGAGCTGAGGGATCGGCACACCCTGGATCTGGTAGTACGGCGGCAGGGCATTACCCTGCGGGATGACTGTGTCCACGGCCAACACCGCTGTTGCGGTGTACTGAGTTCCATTGGTACGCCTCAACAGTCGGTACAGAGCAGACCATGCCTGGTCGATCGTCCCGACGTACGGGCAGTCCACGACGGTCGGGTCTTGTGACACGGTCACGTCGTTGGCGAAGGCGTATGCGGCTCCGGTGTTCACCTTGAGCTGGCGCGGGGTGAACGTCACCCCGTTGTTGGATGCCAGGTAGAAGGCCGGGAAGTCCGGACCCTCAGTGATCGTGTACGGCGACAGCGCCTCCTCCTTGGAGGCCGTGATCGTCAGGATGTACTCGAACGCCCCGTTGCCGCGCTTGACGGTGATGTTGCCACCGTTCGCCGTCCACCGGTCCGGGGATACGAGGTACCCGTCCGAGCCGGTCACGCAGTAGATCGAGCCTGCCGATCCGTTGTACGGGATCACCGGGATGGCGGTCACGCACTGGGGCTGCATGGCACCGATGTTCCCGCTGACCCCGGTGGCGTTGACCGAGATCGTCTGCACCTCACTGAAATTGATGGTGGCGATCGAGGTCTTTGATCCGTCGAAGATGACGCCGTCCGGGGGATAGATGATCGCCTTGGAGGCATACCACTGGATCGCCACACTCGGCACGATCGCTGAGGTCGTTGCAGTGATCTTGAAACCCGAGACTGACGTTGGGGTAACAAGTTTCGTCGGTGTGGTGAGCACGAGTTGGTTACCGACCGGAATGATCTCCAGCCCCAGGCCACCACAGATCCCCCGCAGTGTGTCCATGAAGTCGGCGGTCGGATAGGCGAACGTGGATTTGATGTTCGTCCAGAACGTGCTGCCCAGCGACGGGTCCGGTATCACGTAGTACGTGGGGGTGCCGAGGATAGTGCTGTAGAGGGACAGCAAAGACATGTCGAGGTTGACCGGCTCCATGCCTGTACCCGCCAGGCCCGGTGCGAACCTGATCACTCCCACGTCGGAGACGTTGAGGACATCTTCGCAGTGGATCAGTGTGTCGGAACTGTAGCCAGCACTCGTACGGAAGCAGGCATACTGCTGGCCCGCCCGGCCCGCTGCCCCGACACTGGACAGGTCAGGCGTCGGTGATGCCAGGTACTGCAACGGGGCGACATCGTCCTGGTAGGACGGTAGAAGATCCAGAGGACCGGCCCGCAACTCCTGGTCGTAACTGAAAACCGGTGCGCCACCACCATTGTCACCGGGTGCGTACGGCCAGCCGGGGATCTGGATCGACAGGTTGCGCGGTCGGCGCACCTGACTCACCATGCGATGTCACCTTCTACCATCGGCCAGGTGATCCCGTGCTGCTTGCGCTGATCGGCAAACGCCACTCCGTACGTCTGGATCTGCATGTCGTCCTGCGTCGGCCACAACGGCATCGACCCGACACCCATCGAGAACGCGGCGGGCAACACCCCGGCTGCGGGCAGGACGTACGCCTCCAGCGCGTAGAGCGACAGCGTGCCCCCGGTGGTCGCCGTCGTGTTGCCGCCGAACCAGATGTCCACGGTGGACCACTGACTCGACGTGTTCGTGAATGAGGCCGGAGTGGTGACGCCTCCCACGGTCAGCCGCGTGATGGTGGTAGCCCAGATGGATGAAAACCGTCCGTCCAGACCGGCTGTTCGGCGGCTGTAGCACACCCCCGCCTGGCTGGTGGCATCGGCTGTGATCCGCATGGCGAACTTGTAGCCGGGTGGGACCAGCACCGTGGCCGCGACGTGGCTGGCCTTGAGGGTGCCCGAGTCCATGAGGTATGTCTGCACACCCCCGGAGGACTGGTCCTTGATCGCGTACGGTGGCGAGGCCACCGGGAAGCTGAGACTCACCCCGACGCTCGGGCAGCCGATGGCCGTCACGTACGCGCCAGGGGTGGTGACGAGCCCGTCCGCCATCCGGCCGTCGTTGCGGTTCATCAGGGCGAACTGCCCGGAGAAGTCGATGGACAGCGCGTTGTCGGCACCCATGAACCGGCCCGGTGCGGACCAGTGCGCGGGCAGTGCGTTCCACCCGTTGGCCAGGACGCCGGGGTCCAGGAAGTAGTAGGGCGGGCCGCTATTCTCCTTGGCCATCTCGATGACTGGGAGGAGGTTGGCGAGCGTGTCCATCCAGGAGAACTCGAACGTCTGCCGGGCCATCCGGGCGTTGCGGACCAGCGTGGCCCCGTTGCTCATGGCGAAGTCGGATCGCGCTCGCGTCACCGTGTGGGCGAACGGCGCGATGGGGCAGGGGATCATCCCTACTCGGTTGCGGGTGCCGAAGGCCATCAGGTTGGCCATCAGTAGCCCCCTCGCCGTGAGTTGGTCTCAGCCCCACGGGCGGAACTGTGGGCTACGGCCGAGTCTCCCACGTAGACGTTGGGCTGGGCGTCCCTGATCTGCCGCAGGAGCTGACGATCGGCCATCGACAGTTCGACCGGTCCATCCCAGCCGACCCCGCCCCCGCCCCCGCCGCCGACCGAGCCACCCGACGCCATGAACCGGTTGCGCGGGATCATGCGCTGGTTGAGTGCGTTCATCACCCCAACGCCGTAGTAGTCCACAGCGGGCTGTGACTGGATGAACTCGCGTGACCGGAGGTGGTAGATCCCCTGCGGTCCGGTGGCCATCAGATTGTCCACGGTCGGGTTCGCCGGGGGTGTGCCGGGAAGCAGTCCACCCTCCGCGTAGCCCCGAGTCATGGGGACGGCAGCGACTTGACCGCCTGTGTAGATGTGCCCTGTACCACCAGGCCCAGCTACCAGGGTGCCGGTGATGTAGAGCGGAGTTTGGTTGGCCTTCTTGTTGAGCTGTGTCTGGAGGGTTGACCACATGGTGTCAACCTGAGCGTCACGGATTTTCAGTACTGCTTCAAGGTTGAAGTTCTTGGGTAGTCCTGCGGCCAGGTTTGCCTTCTGTGTGGCAGTCAGTGCTGACACTGTTGGAGTGATGGCGTAGCCACCGGTCTTGGGGATCTTGCCCAGTGCCGTGGTGGCAGGCACGGTGTTAGCCGATGCCGTAACCTTGTAGTCCGCCTTGTTGGGGATGTTCTTGAGTGTTTGTTTGGTGGTCGTAACAGTGGCCGCATCCACCAAGGTAGATATCTTGTACGAGCCACTGGTTGGAATCGCGCCGAGGGCAGCACTGGCTGCTGTTGTATCAGCGCTAACAGTGGTACTCACCGTGGCCGGGATCTTGCCGATGGTGGTGACAATGTTGTCCAGCTCGGTGTTGTACGGCTTGAGCTGGTCCCTGGTATATCCGAGTGACGTGGCCTGTGCGTCGAACTGTTCCTTGAGGGTCTTGGCGTAGGCGGCAACCTCAGCTTGGGTGTGTCCGGCTGCGGCGTACGCCTCGATCTGTGTGGTGTAGGTGTTCGTCAAGTCTTGCAAGGACTTTCGGTTGTCGATGGCAGCTTGGCTGTTACCGGTCAACAGGTTCTTGCTGGCCTTGAGCGTAGCTACCTGTGCAGTGTTGGTCTTGACCTGCCCTTGGGCCGTGGTGATCTGACCTTTGGCATCGTTGTACTGCTGGAGGTAGTCAGCGGCACGTCCGGTCTCGCCGTACTTCTTGGCCAGCAGATAGTTCGCGTACGCCTTGTTGGCGATGACGGTCTGGTCACCGATGGTGGCGTTCAGTTCCTTGTTCTTGGCGATCAGGTCTGCGATGGATGTGGCGTTGTCGTCCTGCGCCTTCTTCATCTGGTTGAACTGGGTGGCCACCCCGTCCTGGGCGTCCTGCAATCCCCAGTACGCCGTGGCCTGGGTGTTCAGGGCATCGGTCAGACGCTGGACGTAGTCAGCCGTCTTGTCCGTCTGCTTCATGAACTCGCCGGTCGCGTCGTACGCCGCCGTGATGAACCCGGCATATGCCGCCACTGCCGCATTGGCATTGTCCCAGCCCGTGGTGTCCATTCCCATCGACTTGAACCATGCGTCGATGTCGGCAGCGGGAACACCGAGAGCGATCAACTCGGAGTACACACCTCCGGCCATCTGCTGGTATTGGGCCAATGCGTCGGCGGCGGACAACGTGCCGTTGGTGACCTCAGTTTGCAGGGTGTTACCGAAGTCGGTGAACACTGCCTCCAGTGCGGTCCAGTTAGCGCGTCCTCCTTCGGTGACGACGTTGAAGGCGGTGCCGTTCTCCGCGATCGCCTGGCCCAGCTTCTGCAACGCCTCGACGGTGTTGCCGATCGAGTCCACCATCGTGAGTGAGTCCTTGGCGAAGCTGGCGAAGTACGCACCCGCCGCCTGGAGGTACCGGGTTTGCGCATCGGCTGCATCTTTGGCTGCCTGCGCAGCATCTTTCGCTGTAGTCGCTGCATCCTTGGCACTCTTGGAGGCGTCCTTCGTGGCAGCGGAAGCTGCCTTCGAGGCATTGGCCGCATCCTCCTGAGCCTTGGCAGCGTCCAATACTCCCGCGTTGCTCCCGTAGAAACTGGTCGGCCCGCTGTACACCGGAGCGGCGGACTGCACTTGACCGGCAAGTCCCGCATAGCCACCGGCTGACAACCGCCCAGCCTTGTCCACGTCGGCCATGTTTGCGTATGTGGTACCGAGACCATTGATATACGCTTGTGCCTGTTGTGCTGCAACAGCGACCGTGTTGATGCCCGTCATGGCCGCACTGATGTCCGCACCGATGTTGATGCCCCACTTGGTGCTGACTACACTGCTCAAGTAGTTGACAAGGAACGTGATCTGATCGGTGGGTACACCTATCTGACCGAGCTGCTGCGTCAGATTTGTCATGTAGGTCTGCATGGCCTCCGCAGCTTGTTCTGCGGTGATCTGCCCGTTGGCGACCTCACCAGCCAACTGCTTCCCTACGGCACCGACCACGTCCAACAAGGCGTGAAGGTTCTTCCGCCCTCCCTCCGTGTACTGATCGAACTCTGTGCCGTTGTCAGCGATGCTCTTACCGAGAGCCGCCATTGAATCCGAGACAGCCAGTGACGCATCCGCTGTGTCGGTCAACAGGCCGAGCATCGCTGTGAATGCGGATGCTGCTGCCTGCATCTGCTGAGTGGTCGTCTGGACCTTGGTGTTCAGGTCATCGAACGTATTCGTGACATCCGCGCCAGACCCGGACATGTCGTCAGCGATCGGCGGGAACGCCGCCGCGATCTGGTTGAGCAAGGTCTGCTTGTCCGCCAGCCCACCGAGCGCGGAGGTACCTCCGTTGATCATGTCGGTCAGAACCTGGATGGCAGCGATCTGATCGTTGAGCGGCTTGTTGGCCGCGTCAGTCTCCGCCGCCATCTTCGCTTCGGCAGCAGTGCGATCTTGCAAGGTCAGATCCGGATGCAGGTCCGGGTTCAGCATCACCGAATACTTGGCCCTGATCTCTCCCGTGTTGATCTCGATCTGCTGCTTGAGCCCATCCAGGATCGGGGCCACATCCGACGCGAGCTTGCCTGCCCCCTGGGTCACACCGTCTGCGATGGCCTGCCCCAGAGTCAGCCCGCTGGCACCGAACGCGGTCAGCAGATTGCTGAGATCCTGCGGCTTGAGGGGTGAGTTGTCAGCGGTCAGCTCATTGGAAATAGCGTTCTGCAACCACTTCTCGCTGTTGGCACCCAGGATGGTGACCTGATCCTGCAAGGTCTTGTTGGTGTTCTTGACCGAGGACTGGACACCCTTCTGAGAGGAAGCGTAGTCGTCCTGTGCCTTACCCGTGGCGACGAACCGCGAGCCGAGATCTGTTGCCACACCGTTCATGTCATAGAACGTGCGCGTGACCTTGGAGACACCGTTCTCGATCGCACCGAAGTGTTCGACCACCTTGCCGAAGTACCCGTCCAACTTCTGGGTGCTTCCGCCAACCTTCTCGAACGATGCCTGGTCCTTGTTCATGGCGTCGATCAGGGACTGTGCACCACCCCCGGCCTCCAGCAGTGAGGCCCCGTACTTCTGGAGGTTTTCCGCAGCACTGACCGCCGCCTGGTCCTGCTGGTGGAACGCCGACACCAGACCGGCCACCAGGCTGATCACCGAGCTGATCACCAGCACCGGACCGAAGCTCTTGGTGATGCCCGCGAGCACACCCCCTGCCGCGCCCGCGACGGACGCGACCGACCCCGCGCCCTTGGCCACCGTACCCGCCGCGCCTGCGCCCTTGGAGACGGTCGCTGCGGTCCCCGCAGCAGCGTTGGCACCGAGGGCTGCGGTCTGGGCCGCGATGCCCCCAGCCGAACTGGCTGCGGCCTTCCCAGCGGCAGTGGACGCTGCGGCGTACGCGGCGGCAGCCTTGGCCGCGCCGCCGAACGCGAGGTTGGCCTCCCGCAGCAGTGTGCGGAATCCAACAGTGGCGGCGTTGATTCCACCACCCTGGGCCTGCCGGAACGCCAGCAGACCAGCGGTCAACAGGGCCATCGACGCCTTGTAGGCCGCGAACACCCCGAGCAAGGAGATGAAGGTGCCGAGCGCGGTCCTGACCCCGGTGGGCAGTTTGTTGAACGCCTCCAGCAAGTTCAGGATGCCATCGAGGATTCCCTTGATGACATTCTGGACGACACTATTCCCGCCGATCCCGGCCAACATGTTGCGGAAGGCGTCGGCCACCTTCTGCGCCTTGGCAGCAACGGTCTCGTTGACGATGGCGAACGACTCCGACAGATACGTGCCATCCGCGAACGCCTTCCCCGCGTTCTGGAGGGAGTTCGTGACCACGTCGAACCCGTTGGCCAGACGCTCGAACACCTGGATGTCACGGATGCTCTTGAGCCCCAGATCGGTGAACACCCCGGTGAGATCCCCACCGGATTGCTGGACGTTGTGGAAGGCGGAAATGATGCTGTTGAACAGTTCGTCAGGGTTGGTCGCCCGCAGGAACTTCACCTGATCGACGGAAGTCCCCAACAGAGAAGCCCAGACCTGCAACTCTTTTCCGTTGTTGGACACCGCCTTGTCGAGATTCAGGAACAGCCGTGCCATCGCGGAACGTGCCTGTTCCGGGGACACCGCCAGCGAGGCGAACGCCGCAGACAGCCCGAGGACTTCCTCCGTGGACAGCCCGACCGTGTGACCGGTGGCAGCGATCGACTGAGACACGTTGAGGATCTGGGTCTCTGTGGCCACACTGGTGACACCGAGGTAGGACACGGCGGACGCCAGGTTCTCGAACTGCGAGGTCGGAACGTCCAACAGGTTGGACAGCTTGCCGAAATCCATTGCAGCCTGCGATGTTGCCACGTTGGTGGTGGCCGAGAACTCCGCGATGACCTTGGTGAAGTTGTCCAGATCGCCTGCGGGGATACCCATCTGGGCACCCATCTGGGCGATGGCCGACAGATCCTCGAACGACTTGGGGATCGTGG